GCATAAGGGATATGATATCTCGGGATTATAATTATGGATACAGGAATATTATTAACCACTGTTAAAATCATACCTTGGACTGTTTTGCTTCAACTATCAATTGTTGCAATTATAGTATTGGTATTAAAACGATATTATGAAAACATAGCTTCTTATCTTATGTTTCGTTCAAATAAAGATCTCGGAAAAAATGTAAAAGTAAAAGTGAATGGTCAAACTGGTTATATTGTTCATTTTACTTGGCGTTTTATATATGTAAAATTATCAGAATCCGGAAATGAATTAATCATTCCGATTACAAGGTGGAGTGTTTATACTTGGGAAATAATTAAAAATGGAAAAATAAAACAAGAAAATAAATAAGAAAGGATTTTTAATGGATTACAAAAAGAAAATATTTGAATTGTTAGAAAAAAATATGACAGACACAGGATTTAAACTTTGGAATGGTATAAATTCAATTTTACCAGAAATCTGGAATAATCCTACTTCATCAACAGGAAAGTATCATAAGAAAAAGAATGGTGATGTTCAAGTTCAAGCAGAACATGTATATCAAATGTTATTTTCTACTGTCAAACTCTTTAGAATGTTCAATATTGGAACAAAAACAAAAGATGGTGATAAATTATTATTTGCTGTAGTACTTCACGATTCCTTGAAATATGGAAAATTAGGAACAAGAAAACATACAGATAAGTATCACGACAGAGCTGCTGCAAATATGGTTTGTGAAAACAAAGAAACATTCGAAAAAATTATGACAGAAGAGCAGTTCTTTATAATGGAAGAAGCAATACGATTCCATTCAGGCCGATGGAGCTCAGATATTGATAAGAGTAAAGAATTTACATTTAAAGATTATAACCCAGAGACACTTTTTATTCATATATTAGATATGATGAGTACTGCAGATCTTATTCAAACAGATATGAGAGATTAATATGATATTATGTGCTTATGGGTGTGGTCAAGAAGCTAAACATCAATTTAAAAATGGTAAATATTGTTGTTCTGAATATATAAGTGGATGTCCGTCCATTAATAAAAAGCAATGTCAAGGAAATAAAAATAAAAAGTTTTCAATACAAAGAAGAAAGAATATATCAAATTCTTTAAAGGGAAGATTTTTATCAGAAAAACATAAAATAAATATTGGTAATGGGAACATCGGTAAAAAATTATCTGATGAAACAAAAACAAAAATTTCTCTTGCAAATAAAGGTAAAAAAAGAACTATTAAATTTAAATTAAATGTTTCAAAACAAAAAAAATTATCAATAAGTAAAATAAAAAAGAAATACCCATTTTTTTCAAAAATAGAAAAAATGAGGTATAATCCAGACAAACCTGAAGAAAAAGAAATACAAGTTCATTGTAAAAATCATAATTGTCCAAATTCGAAAGAACAAGGTGGTTGGTTTACACCAACTTATACACATTTATATGAAAGGATCAGACGTCTAGAAAGAGAAAATGCTGGATGTTATTTTTATTGTTCTGAAAAATGCAAAAACAATTGTCCATTATATAATTTAAAATCAGATCCGTACAAATCAATTGAAAAGCCATATACTTCAGAAGAATATCAAACTTTCAGAGAATTTGTTTTAAAAAGAGATAATTATAAATGTCAATACTGTGGTAAAAAAGCAGAACATATACATCATGAAAGACCACAAAAACTTGAACCTTTCTTTACATTAGATCCTGATTTAGCATGGTCTGTATGTAAAAAGTGTCATTATCAATATGGCCATAAAACTGACTCAGAATGTTCAACAGGTAGTTTATCAAAGAGGGTGTGTTAATGACTACAATTTTAACATCTTATTCGCTTGTGCCGGAAATTCAACACTGGTACAATCGTTTCATAATTAACTCGAAGATTAATAAGTATCGAGTTCCCCCGCCTGTAGATATCCCACAAGAATACCTTGGTGATAATGCATTTATAGATATGCTATTTAATGATCAATATAATAAATCTACATATGAATATAATTATATTATTGAAACTGACCCATTGAGTATTCCAAGAGTTGTTGCAACAAGATTACAAGTTTATCCTGGTTCATCAAAATATATGGTATTAGATTCATCCGGTTCAAATATTTTTAATTTACAACCAGATGATTTCTCAACATTAGATGCTCTATTAGCTTATCGTAATGATAGTACTTCATTAACAGTTATTGACTCAACATCTATTAATTTTATAAGTGATTCATCAGCTGGAATATATATACTTTATGCTAATATAGATGCACTTACAACAGAATTATCTAAAATGATATATCTATATTTGACTCTAAAAATATATGGTGAATTTCAACGATATAATAATGAACAGTTGATTTCAACAGGAGGGTTACTGGAAACATGTTATGAGTCATACCTAATAGATCAATATTTTTGTTTTATGGTACAGAACAAACCAGGTTTGATATATGATTGCCCTATTACATAAGGAGATATAATGGCAAACGGCATTAATTTAGATTTATTCTGGGAATTACTTGCCGAAATACAAGGTGAATCGACAGAACTAACTGCAGCACTTAAAGCTATTGTTAATAATGAACAGGCAACATCCCAAAAGTTATTTGATGTAGTAATTGATCAAATGGCATATAATTCACCAGATTGGCATAGAACTAAAAATTTTCTACGTGACTGGTATGCCGCTCATAGAGCAGTTACAACGTATCAAGCTAATATATCGGATATATATCAACTTCCTAATAATCAACTAGATGAGTTATTTAGAAGTTTCGGTTATAATTTTTCAAATATTATTCAAGATCCAACCACTAACGAAGCACCTTCAGGTAAGCCAGAATTCTTTTTAGACCTTGTTAATTTATATAAGAGAAAAGGAACACCACAAGCATTACTTGAAGTTCTTCAATATCATGGAGTTAATCGAGTTGACTTATATGAATTAGATCTTCAATATGAAGATCGCCTTTCCAAAAATCCAAATGATTTAATATTCAAAGGTAAATATGTAACAGGTACATCTGGTTCACATACCCCAGTGTATTTACCATTTAGATTTTTGACTGAACGGGATCCACATTGGTTACAAACAGAATCAGAAATCAAGCATTTATATAATCAAAACATTATTAATTTTCCTTCAACATCTCCATATTTTTCTGTAAAACCATTATTTGATGAAGAATCAACTGATGGTGCAACAGGTATATTATCAAGACGTATTCAAGATTCATATGACTTATGGGATGCTGCAGGAAGACCAGATGAAGTAATAACTCCTATATTACCACAAAATGCAGTAGTGAGTATAACTGGTGATGATGTATCAATTCTAACTCTTTATTTAGCAACTATTTATACATTTCTTAAAGATTTTACTGTTGGTGCTTCCGCAGATAGATTTATTTGTTATGATGGAACAAATATCAACTCTATTGATATTATGAATGAATTTAGAATATTAACTGATAGAAAAGTTTCTTCACGAGATGAATTTAACACTAGGTGGAATCAATACTTAGATATTTTTTCCAGAGAACTTACAACTAATTTTATACAGAACCATATAGATCCTGCACAATATCTAAATTTAATTAATCCAGCTTTAAAAAACCAACTCGATAATTTAGCGACTGATAATGTTACTGTGTTGGGTACATTGTTACGAGATCTTGGAGAATGGGTAAGAAATAATATTAGTTATGGTTTCATTAATATGGGGTATATTCTATTTGGTCTTGACTCATTCTTTGCGGAAATGAGTGATATTATTAATGTGTTCAAGCCTTATAGAGCAAGATTGGTTCCTCTTGAAACAATACAGTTTGATAGTAGATTATTTAACACAATTGTTGTAGAAGATGAATTTACTACTGAGATTGAACAAAATACTCATGATTTTGTAACAGGTGATAGTAAATATTGTTGTACAGAACAAGGTATTGATTCAACCGCTCGTGTATGTATTGATTCAACTGGAACACAACGTTTTTATTCAAGAGAAACATATGATTGCGGTTCATGGCATGATATTGGTGCTGTTACAGATATGCCAGAAGAAGTTTTTGTTCAATATGACGATAAAATTTATGATTCATTAAGATGTCCTTCATCTTATGGAGATGGAACTGCTGCTATACACATAGCGAGTAATTTAGGGAAACCGAATGCTCCAATTGTTACATCTGAATTAATTGACTATGAACCATTAGCATTTGATATTGTTAATATTACTGAAGGTAGTGATATAGTAGAAGGTAAATTTCGTACTATTCAAACAGATCTTGGTTATGCTTTAACATTAAATTTGTTTAATATAGGTGATTCAACACCGTCATTATATAGTCATATAATTACCGAAAAGTCATTGACAAAATTTAAAGCAAAGTTATCAGACATAACTGATTCTACAAATTATTCAATGTCTTATGATTATGATAATACAGATAATTCAGGGATTATTAATGTACCAAATGGTACAAATATTATTACAGTACCAATTCCTCCACCACCAGAAATTATAGATGAGACATCATATACAGTTGCAGTTAGTCTCTCTAATATTATAGATCCTAACCCATCAACATATTATTATTCTGTAATTGGTAGAACGATAAATGATTTTACAGTACAATTCTCTGGTAATATGGATTCATCGAATTATTACTTAGAATGGATCTTAATTTGTCATGATAAACAAGATATACAACCACTTTCACTTGGATGGACATCTGTTGTTATTCCACTTGATCCTTATGAAATTAATGAAAATTATGGTGTGAGTCTTGCGTTATTAAATACTGTAGATTCAACTTCATCAATTATTCCTTTTATTGTTACAGATAAAAGTATTAATGGTTTTACTGTACTATTTGATTCTCCAATAGATTCACCTAATTATAGTCTAATGTGGTCTCGACCTTTGGGTTCATCAACATATGCACTGGAATATAATTATTATCAAACAGGTGGATTTGTAAATTTTGATGGAGTACCTGCTTGGGACGGAACTTCATATGTTTACGTTGAAGGTACAGAAGGACGTTTTGATTGTACTCATGGATTTGATTATATTCAAATCCATATTGATGATTTTCATGAATTTATTTTACAAGAAAATGGAGATTATCTTACCCAAGAAGATGGGTCAAGACTTCTTCTTTAAACTTCCCATTTTACGTTGTTGACTGTAACTAGTTAATATTTAAAACTTTTTTGAAAAGATTCTTATTGTTTTTAGAACATAATATAAATACTAAAGGTTTTAAAGGAGACTATTACATGTCATATAAAACAGAAATTTTACAACTTGCAGAATCAACTACATTAACAAATAAAGAAATTAGTAGAGTTGTTGGCTGTTGTCAAAAAACAGTATTGAAATATGCAGGTTCATATGTCGCTAGAGTTCAAGGAAAATCTAGGATAGATAAAAGGTTATGGAAAGTTCAAAAAACAGTTTTATTACCTGATATTCATCATCCACATGTTGATTATAAAGCAATGGGTGCTGTAAATCAATTTATTTGTGATTATGATCCTGATGAATTAGTTTATATGGGTGATCAAGTTTCTTTAGATTGTATTTCTTATTGGAATAGAAATAAACCTTTACTCACAGAGGGTAAAAGATTAATAAATGATTATAATGATTTCAATAAAGATATTTTAAAAGTACATGAAAAAATTACAAGGACGGATATTCGTAGAACTTTCATGATTGGTAATCATGAATATAGAGTTAATATGTATTGTGAACAACATCCTCAACTAACTGATTTTATAGATATCGTTAGATATTTGAATTTAAAAGAAAGAGGGTATGAAGTAGTACCCTATAATGAAGTTTATAAAGTTGGAAAATTAAATATTATTCATGGTTATTATTATAATGTATATCATGCTAAAAAAACAGTTGACGCTTTTGAAGGTAATGTAGCATACGCTCATGTTCACAACCCACAGATGTTTACCAAAATTTCCCCACTTGACAGGAAAGGATATCACACAGCAACATCCTTACCATGCCTTTGTAATATAAAACCAGATTACCATAAAAATGCTCCAAACTTTTGGGTTAATGGGTTTGGTATTGTAGAATATCTTCCGGCCACCGGATTTTTTAATTTATTTACAGTTATAATTATAGAAGGGTCATTTATGTGGAATGGTAAATATTACGGAAAAAATATTTAAGTTAGTGATATATTATATACCGGAGGTTATTACCCCCGGTATATAGTTACTTACTCGGTTTGCACGAGCCTTTACCACCCCCGGTTCTTGGGCCTGTACCGGGGCCTGAAGCGCGACCGCCTCCACTACCTTGTCCATTTCTAGGGCCACCAGATTGATTCGGAGGTCCTTGTCCATTTTGTTTTGGCATAATACATTCCTTTTTGTTATGGGTTAATATAATATCACGAAGATTCGTGACTTAAATTTATATGTGGGCGATACTGTTGCACCATTGTCGCCAGTATTCTAATTCGGGGAAGCTTTATCCCAATCCGGACTCACTAAATAATTTTGGGGTGAGTCATCACTTTCTTGGAACAGGCTCCAGATGACTCGATCCAGAAATCCCCCAAGCATAGCACCCCCAAAACCTTAATTACTCATGTAATAAAACATTGTTATAACGACCGTAATTACAAATATGAATATAAACCAGATTCCGTAGTTATAAGGTACTTGTTGAGTACGTTCACCGTAGACATACTTTACGGCGTTATCAATTGCAATATTTCTGATGTTTTGTTCTCCTAACCTCTGTATTGATACAGGTTTATCTTCTGATGTTAATTTTCCGATAATTATTTCAAGGTTAGGATAATTTTGTCGATGTGTTAATGTCTTTTCTAATTTCATTAATATATCTCCTTTAAAATAATAAGTATTTGATATTCACTTATTTATATATATAGTAAAATATATATAAATGATATTGTAAATTTTTTAGAACAAATTATATGAAACGTCTGCACGATAAATCACCCAACAGACTTTAAATACAAAACGAGGTTTTAGTCTGTAACCTGATAAGGAGAAATATCATGACTTATAAAGAAAATTTTGTAGTAGAATTAAAATGCAATGGTAAAATTATGCGTGTTAAAGATGGAGTTGTTTATTTACCTTATGGATCTGAATATACGCTTCTTCTCAAAAATCTTAACTCAAGAAAAGCATCAGTCAAGATTCACATTGATGGTCAGGATGTTCTTGATTATAGCAGTTTAATTCTTGAAGCAAATTCCAGTACTGAACTTAAAGGATTCCTTAATGGTTCCGTTGCTAAAAATCATTTCAAGTTTATTCATAAAACAAGAAAAATTCAAGAACATAGAGGCGATAAAATTGATGATGGATTAATAAGAGTTGAATTTGCTTTCGAAAAAGTACAACCTAAGATTCTTAAAAGATCTGTTATATATGATAATAATAGTTGGTTTGATGCAGATACAACTGTATATAAAACAATTGCTCAACCAATGGTTTCAAATAATGCCAGTAATTTTGTAAAGGGTTCAATAGATGGAAAAATTAGAGGTATTTCTAATGATTTTCACGTTGATTATTTGGGAATTGAATCTATTGGTCAACCTCTTGATGATGAAGGTATTACTGTTAAGGGATCTGAATGTAATCAATCATTTAGGTATGGAATGATCGGTGAAACCGAACAATCGAATGTAATAACCATACAATTAAAAGGTATGACCGGATCAGGTACTCAAGTAAAACAACCCATAACGGTAAATAAAAAACTTGAATGTTATATATGTGGAACAAAATCAAAATCATCATTTAAATATTGTCCTGTTTGTGGAACATTTTTAGAATAAAAATAAATCATGCAGATTTAAAAAAAACGATGGTTAATTAATTTTTGTTACCATCGTTTATATTATTTTAGTTCTAAACCTTCCATCAACTAAGAACAAAATATAAAGTGTGTCCACCATCGTTTTAAAGGAAACTTAAAATATGGAAAAGAAATTAGAATCAAAAGAAATTCTCATCAAAGATATATACGGTGATCATTGTTTAAACGATTCCTTAGGGGGTCCGTCTAGATCTAAAAAAGGAAATCCATCTGGATATGTTGAAATTTATGAGGTGAATGAAAATAATAATAAAAAATTACTTGGGCGATATAATCTAGTTCTTTATATTGGTCGAGAATGGTTAGCCCAAAGAATATTTAATGTAAATAATATAAATATTACATCAACCAGAGAAGAGTTTATCAGTTGGTTTGGATTAGGAAATGGTGGTGTCATTCCAGGTGACCCATTAAATCCATCCCCTCCAACATTAGATGATGAAGGTCTATCTTCTGAAGTTATGATATCCCCTTCTGATTCATCAGCTGCGGACTATCATGTAGTGGATGTAGATCATCCAGAAGAAGGTTATTATAAAATACCGTTTGATTCAGTTATATTTGAATCTGATGCTCTTAATAATGATAGATGGTTGGTAATAAATGTTACTACTACTGTCGGTGCTAGTTATGCAAACGACAAACAGTTAAGTGAAGCAGGTTTATTTTCTGCAGCAAGTTCTGTCGGAGGATATACCGGAAATTTTACAATTTTTTCAAGAGTTACATTCCCATCAATTGTTAAAACAACTGATAGAAGATTAATATTTTCATGGTTCATATATGTATAAAAATTATAGACCTGGAGAGAAAGGAAGATAAAAAAATAGAAAAATAAATAAACATTAGAGAAATTAATTTATTTAGGAGGAAACTAACATGGCTGCTAATGTTTCGCCAGGAGTTTTTAGTAAAATTATAGACCTTTCTCAATTCGTTCAAGCAGTACCATCAACAATTGGATTTATTGCTGCCCTTACTGAAAAAGGTGAGGATAATGTATTAAAATTTATCGGTTCAAGATCTGATTATATCAGCGAGTTTGGTGAACCAAATATTTCTACTTATGGAAAACAATATGGGCAAGGACCATATTGTGCATATAATTATTTGGGAGAATCAGGTGCTTTATATTTCATGAGATGCCTGCCTGATAATGCAACATTTTCAAATATTAGAATTGATACAACAGTTGGAGCAGGTGACTCAACCGCTGGGTATCAAATTACATTTGTGGAAGGAATGAATTCACAATCTGAACTTAAAAGCAATTTACAGCAAGATGGAACTACATATCCAATTTGTTTCTTATATCCAATTGGAAGAGGTCAGTGGTATAATAAATTAGGTGTAAGAATCACAGAGGTATCTAATCCAACTATTTGGGAGCAATATATCTTAGATATCTATGAAAAACAATCTGATGGGCAAGATGCAATTATTGAATCATTTGGTATTTCATTTGAACAAAATGCTAAAGACACAGGTGGAGAATCTATTTGGATTGTTGATGTTTTGAACACATATTCAT